CGATGTCCAAAAGATCAGAAAGTATCGCCCTCGGATCCGAGCTTGGGTTGTCAACGGATGTCCCTAGCCTCATGCACGACAGAGATGTGTTGGCTGTAAGAGCCGCCATGATGGGGGGTTATAAAAAACTACCAGAAAGCTGGAAGAAGGGTTTTGATAAAGTTTACTATAAGATACGGCTTGGGATTTCTAATCAGCATGCGTCACTGGAAGAAATGGCGCTCCGCATAAATAAAGAACTTTACGGAGACAAGATGACGGCGGGTATGGATTTCTTTGACATGATGGGCGTAATTTTACCCACATTCGCAAAGACTAAAACCGCATCGCGTATATTTCGTGCTAAATACAGACAACCCTTAATGGATTCCCTTAAGAAAGTTGGGTACTCAATGAAGGAAGCTGGTCGCTTATTTCAAAATCTAGGAGCCCTTACATTTAATCACAAAATCAGAATGAAGCTTAAGGAGGCGAGAAAGGAAGCTCAGAAGATTTTGGATAAATCAATAGAACAGCAAAAAAGAGCTGAAGAAGAGTGGGCTAAACTACCTGATGATAAGAAGACAAAGGAGTTAACGAAAGCCCATAAAGAGTCTTTAGAAAGTTTTAAAAAGACTCAGAAAAAACAAAAAGCAGATGTAAAAGCTTTTAGCGAAGATCAGTATTTTAACGATAAAGGTGAGTTCCGACCTTCCGGCATTTCTAATGAAGAAATGGCAAAATATCTTGAGCAAGAAAGAACTAAAACAAGATTTACAGGTTTGGAAAAACTAGCCGAAGATAAAAACGCTCTCGGTATATGGACCAAGATGAATGCCAGAACGATCCAGGTTCAATGGGAAACCGGGCAAATTACTTTTGGTGAAGCGATATCACTCATAGCTAGTTCTTCCGTAGCGCAAACACCTCAAAGGCTTGAAAACTTAGTAGCCGATCATTTAGGACTATTAGATAAAAAGGGGAAATTTAATAGAGACTCCCTTGATGCGGAAGACTTAGCAGAGTGGGATAAATCTAAAAAAGTTTTCGAAGATACATTTAAATCCACTGAACACAAAGAGTTAGTCGCTTTTGCTAAACAACATTCGATACCCGATGGTTATTATTACGCGCCCATGCGCGGGTTTGAAAATAACGAATTCCACTACGAGGAAAGAGAAGAGATTGAAGAGTTATTAGGAGGTAATAAGAAAGGTCAAAAAGGTTGGAACGCATCTAGTAGTAATAAGGTTTCCGAGTATGCAATGGGTCGTAAAAAAGGAGCCGACAGACCAGACCCAAGGTCCGCCATAGCTCACGCTTTTGCAGCTCACGATGAGGCTGTTATGCGCGGCACTAAACAAGTACCCGGACAGAGGATGCGTGAATGGTACGAGCTGTTCTTAGCAATGCGTGAAAACAAAGAAACAATTGAAAAAGGCGGTAAGGTAAAATGGTCAGAGGAAACTTTGGAAGTTTTAAAAGAAAACAATTTGGAGGGTGCGTTTAAAAACCCTCGTAAGCTACAGTTTCTATGGGAAGAATTTAATAGTGTTTTTGATTACACCACAGAAACCGATTTAGGGATTACTCCGACAAAAGAAACAACTAGGATACAAAACAAGACTCAAACAAATAAAGACGGAACTTCATTTACCAGACCCGTCATGAGGAGGGGTGATTATCCGATAGCTAGAGATGACACTACGGTATTCCTAGTAAAAAATAAAGGTAAGATGCAGTTTGTGAAATTTAAGGAGAACCCTAAAGCCCTTAAGTTAGTTAGAGAGTTAGGAAATATGGATGGTTTCGTCATGCCCAAGCTTATCCAGCCTGTTTATAATACCGTAAATTCAGTAACCCGTTTATTGGCCAACGCTTATACCTCCTGGTCACCCGAGTTCATAATAACAAATGCGGTAAAAGATATGCTCGGCGGTTTCTTCAATTTAACGGAAGATTCAAAGACTAAAATAAAAGGGGATGTAGCAAAAGATCTTTTAAGTTACGGTAGTATAGTCAAAGCCATATATGACGTTGAGAAATCAACTACCGAAGGCACTCGTTCTGAAAGTTTTGTAGGTATGACTAAGGAGGAAGCGGTTAAAAAAATCGCTCCCGATGATTGGAAGTCGTGGTTTAAATTCTTTGAAGCCCACGGTATGCGCACAGCATTCACAGCTCCAGAACAGTTAACAGAGTCAATGCGTCAAATTGAGAATGATTTGAAGTCTTTAGATACCGAAGGTCTGAGCCCAACAGCTATCGGTAATAAACTCTTCGAAAAGAAAATGGCTATAGCCAATAGTGCCGTATTCAAATGGGTAGAGCATGCTAATGCGGCAGTTGAAAACGTTATGCGCGTAGTGACTGCTAAAAATTTGCTGACCAGCACAGACCCCAGCGTCAATTTTACTACACAACAAGCGGTGATGGCCGGTAGGAACATAACTGTAGATTTTAATAGAAAAGGTGTAATCAGCTCAAACATTGGGGCTCTTATTGTATTCTTTAATGCAGGCATGCAGGGTTCGATAAGATTTTTTAAATCTCTTACTCGTAGGCCAAGTGCGGCAAAAATGGCTTTTGGTATAGTCGGAGTTTCCGTACTCCACGGAGTGTTATCCAGAATAATGACTCAGCGTGATGAAGACGACGAAGAAGGCCCCGGCAATTGGTATGACGAGCACCCTGAATTTAGAAAAAACACAACAGCTATACTTCACTTTGGCCCAAGTGAAAGACACCTGAAGGTACCTCTTCCTTGGGGGCCTAATCTTCTATGGATGCTTGGTCAAAAAATTGCTAACGTAGTATCCGGTCAATACGGGTTAAGTGCTTCTAAGAATGGTATAATAGAAAACGGGCTTGAAGGCTTGTCGGATATCCATTCAACGATGAACCCGGTCGCTAAATCGCTATGGCCTACGGCAATGGCTCCTTTTGCGCAATTATCTAAAAATGAAAACTTTTTCGGTGGTACGATATCTCGAGAAGATGGTGATTTTGTAAAATACGACACACCTGGTGCGTATAAGCACAAGTTTGGCACTAAAAAAGTGTGGGTGGATTTAGCTCAATGGATGAATTCCGTGAAAGGTGGGGATAGAGTAACCCCCGGCTCTTTAAAAAGGATGCTTGATCCTAATTACATAGGAGACGAAGAAGATGATATGCTCATTTCAACTCTGTCGGGTAGTGATATAGAACACTTGTTTGACTCATCAGGTGGTTTTATGAGGAACATATCCCAGTTGTTTTCGGGTGCTTCTTCACTTGCCGAGGGTCAAATAAACTTTGGTGAGGAAGATGATATAAATTGGGATCAATTACCTTTCATAAGCAAGTTCTACGGTAAAGAACCTCAACAATCAGGGACATACTATGCATACAAAAGGTTGGCAGAAAGAGCTAATAGGGCTGTGGACGGTATGGAAGAAAAGAAGGGGAACGTCAGCCCTCAACAATATAAAGATTTCGTGAATGCAAACAGGCCTTACATCCCCCTTCTCGCAATGGTTAACAATTGGGAAAAAGACAGAAAGAAACTTACCGCAAAAATCGCCAAAATAGAAGACTCCAACTTGCCCGCTGATAAAAAGTTAGATATGGTAAGGCCGTTGGAAAAGCAACGGGTGGTGCGGATGAGGAAAATCCTCCATTATGCACATAAGCATAACATAGATGTATAACATTATATAACGTGAAGGATACGAATCTTACATTAACTGAAAAACAAGAAAAAGATCTTGTAGAATATGCCTTAGATAGAGTTGAGAAACTCAAGGAGGACAACAAGATACGTATGGAGAGTGATAAGTTGTCTTGGAAGACTTACCTCAACAACCGAGACGACAGGCACGATTTCGACAGCATCTATGCAAATTCGAATACCCCCGTACCGCTGACCAGTCTGGTTGTGGATCACTTCCTCGCAAGAGCGGAGGATGATATTACGGGAACGAGTCCTTATTTCGAATTCAAACCACAAGGTATCTCCGATACCCAGATGGCTGAAGAATTCAATCGGTTCTTTCAATGGAAGATCGAAACCAAGGGTAGGATCAGAGAAAGACTAGAAGAATCCTACCTGCATATCTTTTTACAACGAGCCGCGATCTTCAAGTCCGTGTATGAAGAACGTAGATCAATATGGTACGACAAAGAGCGTAATGCATTGTTTGATAATGCATCTCAAGAGTTCGTAGATTTATTGGATCACGGGCCGGTGGTCGAAGGGCAGGACGGGGTGATTCCCGAAATGAATCCCGAAACTGGGGAGATGGAAGCTAGGCTTGAGGCTGATCCTTCATTCACACTTGTTCCCGGTCAGCATGAATTCAAAAAATTCCCACAGGGGATACCTACCGAACAGATCAAGTACAAAGGTCCTCGGTCGGTGGTCGTAGATACCGATAGATTCTTAGCTCCCTCTTCTGTAGAGCATCTTGAATACGCAGACTTTATTGCCGAGTTGTACGACAAGGATGCCAGATGGTGTGAAGATATGTTCCTCAATCGGGAATGGCTCACCTTTGCCGATTGGGAGGGTGGTATTAAGAAAGATTCTAACCCAAGAACAGACAGCGAAAAGAATAGAGATTCCAGGGAGAATAGAGACTATCATAAAGAGAAAATGCCGATGGTTCCAATCGTGGAATGCTGGATCACTCGTGATGTTCTCGGTACGGGATTCCCTCAAGAATTTTGTGTGTTTGTAGATGTCGATCAGAAGAAGGCTTTGTACTATGAGTACACAGCCAAGCTCACACCCGACAACCAACCACCATACACCACGGTAGCTATTGGTAAGATGAAGAACCGCTGGTGGGGGCCAAGCTTACCTGAGAAAATTCGCGTGTACCAGGAATACGTGGATAAACAATTTAACAGCGAGAGCTATCGTAACGAACTCTCTGCGAACCCAATAGTAGGTGTTAACCCACAGGCCGTCGAGGACGAGCCCGAGGATGTCGAGCTTCATGCCGGCAAACTCTTCGAGCTTAAGGATCAGTACAGCATGGACGATTTCCTTTCGTTCTCCGCTATGCCTAATCTCGATAATAAAACCCAAGAACTTATCGATTTCGTATTCGGAATGGTTCAGCTCTGGCTAGGGGTTAGCAACATGGCGCAGGGAGACTACCAAGCACTGTCCCCAGCCAACACCGCAACAGGTGTGGAAGCCACTCTTAACGAAGCTTCGAAAATTGGTCGCAGATGGATGCGTAGAATCGTAAGAGGGTTCGAAGAGCATCTCGCAAAACTTATCAAGGTAGCAATTGCTACAATGGATGAGGCAGAGGTTTACGAGTACATGGAGGGGGAGGTCACATCCTTTGCCGAAATGACACCCGAAAAAGTTGCCAATCTAGAGATGAACTGCAAGGTCATCCTTTCGCAGGACCAAGGTCAACGGTCTATCGAAAAGGCTAACCTTGCCCTTCAGGTTCAAGAAAGATTCCTCGAGCATCCTCCTGAGATTCGCCCATTTAGTCGTCCAATGTTCAAGAGAATTCTTGATGCATTAGGTTACGAAAATACCGACGAACTTCTTCCCGAAGCAGCTCCGGCCGATCCTCGTAGTGAGGCGGAGATGATGAAGCTTATGGCTGATGCGCAGGGCGCAGGTCAAGGGGCGCAGGGAGAAGCACCCGAAGCAGGTGACGCAATTTCGGCACAAATTCAAGGGATGGGGAATAGTAACCCCCAAGGCCAAAACCAATATCAGCAGGGAGTACAACAATAATGGCTAATATTAGAGTTTCATGGACAAACCCGGCAGATGTCTCCGATCAGGATTCAGTAAAAATATTCCGAGCAACTGGTGATCAGACAGCTCTTTCGGACGAGGCTTTTCGCACGGCTGCTGGTACTGAAATATATACCGAAACAACCGTCGCGACTGGTACAGACGAGTACATCGATCAGAGTGTACCAGCGGGCGAAACTTATACTTATGGAGCATTCTCCTACAACACAGCGGGTTTCGGTCCTGGGGACATCTCCGACACCTCTATAACAATATAATAATTATGGCTAATAAATACACACACAATAAGACACCTAACGCCTTTGGAGTCGCTCGTACTAACAACCGCTACAAAGGAGCTAATCTCGAAGTCGGAGGCAAGCGCCAGCTTGGTGCCAACTTCGGAGAATTCTGCCACCCACTTGGTAAGACTTATAACACCTCCACCGGTGTTATTGGTAAGAACCGCAGAGTTGTTTCGGTAGTTTAATGTCCGATATCGTCATATTCGACCAGCTCTCTGACTTAAAGAAGCTGTCCGTAGATGAGTCTTTTCTCCATCTTGAAAAACGTTTTCAGAAGGAGAGGGGGCGTTATCTCGGGCGCATGCTCGACAAGGATACGACGTCAGAAGAGACTATTGCTCTCAAAGCCGTCGTTAACGCGCTTGAAAGTTTATCGCCGATGGCTCTCCTCGAAGCGGTGCTCAAAATAGAATCGAAAAACTCGAAGACCAAAAACCCGGAAATGTGGAAAATTAAGAACACATGAGCTCTGCCAAGACTATAGATTTTGTAAATTCAGCCCTCGCTAGATCTTCTATATCCGGACCTACTCCTAAGCGGTTGGTAGGTAGGCCGGGGTCTGTAGACGGGTTAAAAGTTTTACCGATATACCGCAACCTTTCGGGAGGCGGTGATGCACCCTCAGATGATACACCCGCAGATGATTCGCCATTCACAACAATGTCTATCGCATTAGACGGTGCTGATGATTATTTAAGTACAACTGTTGTCCCCTCCTCATTTGGTACTTCCAACTACTCAATAAGTTTGTGGTTTAATATAAACTCTGGTGCAACAGACGATCACCCTTACTTTTTCGTTTTCGGATCAAACTCAAGCCAATCAGCAAATACATACCAAGGACTGGGTTTAACGCAAAGAAGCGGGGATGGTTACAAAGTCAGGGTAAACAACTATCACACAAGTTACACCCAAACTGCGAGTGCAAGCACTTCTGACGTAACTGCGGGAACTTGGTACAATCTAGTTCTTGTCCGGGATGGCAACTTACTTACTTTGTATAAAGATGGATCATCCTTTTTAACGCTGACAAATACAGAGGTCGGAACTAATGATTTTAACCAAGGTTCTGAATTACGGATCGGATATGGTTATGGGGCAGGGTATAATACACGATACATCAACGGCTTAATTGATGAGTTCGCAATTTTTAATTCTGCGTTAACCGCGACTGATGCGTACAATATCTGGAATGGTGGAGCGCCAAATGATTTAGGCACTGATGGATTAAATTTAGATCTGGCACATTATTGGAGGATGGGAGACGGGCCAGATGATACTGATTCGGGCGGAGGGACACCTGAAAGTGGGGACACTGTTGGGACAGTATTCGATCGGGTGGGGAGCAGCAATGCGACTACTCCGAATGGAGCGCTTTATTCTAACAATCTACCAGTGTTGCCGTTTTCTAATTATGCACTTGCTCTAGATGGCACTAACGATTACGTGGATTGTGGCGGTGCATCTGACTTTTCATTTACTGACGGTTCAGGCACTGACTCAGCGTTTAGTATTAGTGCTTGGGTCAAGTTAGATAGTACAGATCGTATGCGTCTTGTAAGTAAAGACACTAGCTTATCATCTCGTGAATATTTATTTGGAACTAATGGCACTAATAAATTTAATATGATTCTTGGCACAGGTTCTGTAAACTTGGATATTCAAAATAATTTTTTATTGAATACTACAGATTGGTTTCATGTTGTGGCCACTTATGACGGTTCTAAATCTGCAAGTGGTTTAAAGGTCTATGTAAACACTGACACTTCAAGTCTAACCGACAACTCGTTAGGTTCATACACAGGTATGCCATCTACTACAAGTAACCTAGAAATAGGAAGATTTGCAAATGGACACAGTTTCTTTAACGGACTTGTCGATGAAATAGCAGTTTTCAGTAAGGAGCTTACTGCTTCAGATGTGACTAATATTTATAACACGGGGTTGCCCAATGATATTGGAACTAATGGGTTAAATCTTGATCCTTTAGCGTGGTGGAGAATGGGAGACAATGACGGCGGGACAGGTACTACAGTAACCGACCAAGGGAGCGGAGGAAACAACGGAACACTTACAAACGGGCCTACCTTTTCAACCACAGTACCATCTTAAATTATGAGTAAAAAATATGTAATAATAAATGCGGACGATGTTCCTTACATTAACTTTCAACAAGTACAGGAAACTTCGGCCCAAACTTTAAGACATTCACTCGACGGGTCTAAAACTTTTGTAAAATTCGAGGGATCGACTCCTAGTTTTCTCGAAGGCAAAACCCAATACGACCATTCGGAAATTCTTACCATTCTCGCAACAGACGAATGGTCCGTTCCTGATTTCCCGCCCGCATGAAACGGTGTTACACCATACTCGCGGTTGACGCCATTCTCATCCTCGTGCTTGTTCTTCTCACTTCTTGCAAGATGAGTTCATGGTATCCGGCAATTGGCTCAGTGGCCGGCGGGGCGAGTGGCGCGATCGCGGGTCCAATGGGAGGAGCAGCAGGTGCGGGTATCGGGTATGGTGCGGGGAAAACAGCACAAATGATGACGGAGAATGAAGACCTGAGAGAAACGGTCGACATTTTAAGCGAAGGTGACGTCGATAAATTGCTTCAAAAAGGGTTAGAATCCCAAGCCGGTGGTTTTGAAGAATTTACATCAAGTATCAAAAAAATACTAACGGTAGCAGGGTCCGTACTACTGGCTTATCTTTGTATACCTATACTCCTAGCTAGAAAAACCGCTCAGAGATGTGCGAAAACTGAAGCCGAAAAACATTTAACTAGACCACCTTTCCCCGTGAAGCCACCAAATGAAAAACTTTAAACTGTTAAAAGAATATTTCTTATCATTATCAAACGTAGAAAAAGCCTTAGCCGGCTTGGGTGCGTGCGTAGCCCTTTATCTATTTTTAGAACTTATATCATGAACGACTCTACACCTATAATCGGTATGATTGGTACCGGTCTATCGTTCACACTAGGCCAATGGAATGACTTGGTGGGTTTAATCGCAGGTACCCTCACATGCGGGTATATGCTTTGGAAAATTCTTAAATTCTATAGAGATGGCAAAAACAGTTAAAAAAACAAAACCGGAAATACCTTGTAAGCAGTGCAAGAACCCAAATAAATGCAAAGCTGAAAAGCAATGCGCTAAGTTAGCACGGGGTAGGCGAGGTATTTACGGGTACTAATACAACCGCTTTAAGTAGCGGTATAACAATAGTATTTTCAGTGAATGGAAACAGAGACCGGGGCGGTTGATTCCCCCCAGCAAACCGAGTTAAATCTCGCGGATGTGTCAACAGACGACCTTCGTGAGGCAATGATAACGCAAAGTTCCGAATCACCGGAAGTTACCGAAGCTATTTCTGAGGAGCAATCCCAGGAGCCGGGAGAAGTAATTCAAAGTGAGGGGGAAACCTACGAGGCAGAGCCGGAAGGCGAAACCGAAGAGGAACAGCTGGCCAAGAGGAGGATTCGTCCCAAAAACGAAATGGACCAACAGGTCATCGATCTTTATAGATCTGATGGGTTTGGAGGTACTTTCGCTGATGCGTCGAGAATCATCTACGGCCAAGAAGCTCAGAATCAACAAGCTCCGCAGTACGCCGAGCCGAGGGCACCCGCCCCGGAACAAAGGCAAGACCCTTTAAAAGCGCAAGCGGCAGGACTCCAGCAAGAAATTGCTAATCTTGAGAAGCAGGTTCACGATGCCGCCGAGGAATTGGATACTACCAAAGCATTAACTCTCCAAAGAGAGATAATGAAAAAGGAAATGACAATCCAAAGCCTTGTCGCCAAAAGAGAACGCGAAAACGAGAGATATCAAGAGTCCAAACAAGCTCAAGAACGCTCAAAAGCGGAGGAGAGCAGGGATACCGTTTATCAAGCATATCCAGAGTTAGCAGATTCCAATAACGTATACCGTAAGGAATTTGATGACTTCTGCAATATAGCTCAAAGAGATCCCGATTTTGCGCATGTGTTTAACTCGCCGAGATGGCCAGAGATTATGGCTAACGACTTCGCTGCAAGAAAAGGATACACGCCACAGGCGGCTAACACAGCCCCACCGGTAAATCCTCAACCGCAAGCGCCACAGTTAGGCACTCAGGCAAAGGTCTTGACGACAGGACAAACAGCGCAACCCGCAAATCAAGCGCCAACCGCAAAAAACATTCTTAATAACATCTCAGATTTATCCAACGATCAAATTTTTGAAATGTTGGGATCTCCGGATGGGAGAACATTTTTACGATAGGCATCAACCAACATCATCTAATTATCACTAATCATGGCTATTAAAGCAATATCAGGAGCCGCCGGTGGCGGTGGGTTCCCATCATCACCTAACGCTAACGTCGACTTGGCAGCAAGTAACACCGACTACGGCTCAATCTTTAACGACAGCAATAATGATTTGCGCACACAGCTCTGGTCGGAGCTCGTAACCCGTGATGCTCGCGAAAAGAACGTTTTCGCCAAGTTCATCGGTTCCGAGGGTTCCGGCTCACCAGTTGTCGAAAAACGCGACCTTTCCGCAGGCGGTTCTGACAAGGTTACTTTTACGACCGTTGCACCCATCCGTGGTCAAGGCGTTCGTGGGGAAGAAATCCTTAAGAACAACACCGGAAAGCTCAACTTCGGAACATTTAATGTTGAAGTCGATCTGATCCGTCACGCTGTCGCTTGGACGCAAGTTATCAAGCTCATGCGCTTCACCGGAAAAACCATCGATCAGCTCTCAGCTGAGGTTATGTCCGAATGGTCAGGTCGTACTGAGCAGGATCATATCCAGCAGTGCCTTAGGGACACTTGCCTTGGCAACAGCACTTCGAACCTTATCTCAGGTTACGGAGCAACAGCTAACCTCCTGTACACGGAAGGTCTCAGCACCGATATTATCCAGGAAGCTAAACAAGCATTGATCGCCCAAGGCGGTGAGCCAATGAATGTTGGTGGGGATGACAAAACCGAAATTCCCGGTTACTTGTTCTTCGCTCCCGACGCTTGCTTACGCCCTCTTCGTTCGGATCCCGACTACCTCGAAGCCATTCTTCAGGCTGACGAGCGCAGTAGCGCCAACAAGTTGTACAGCGGTAACTACGCAATGTGGGACGGCAACATTATTGCCAACCATAACGTTATTCTCGACACAGCTGACGGTCGCCAAGGTTCTCCTTTGCTTCCTACAGCTTTGCTTTCCTCTTCTAAGTCCCCGGCCAACGCAGGTGACCTTGATCTTGGAGGCGACACATTCGCAAACTTCACCGGATTCGACGCAAGAATTCCTGGAGGCGGAGGATCCGAGTACAGCGTAGGAGGAGGTTCCACAGCGGGACACATTCTTATCGTTGCTCCTGACGGAAGTTACTCTGTATTCAGCTACGCCACAAACTCTGGTGACAAACTTCAAACCTTGGGTTATGTTGATATATCAGGGGGTCAAGGTGCAAATCAAGTAGCTAACGCAACAGCGTTCCCATCTGGGTCGGTTGTCTATCAAGCCAACATCCTCGGAACTCCTATCGGATATGCTCTCGCAATGGGTAAATCTGCTCTCTACTACGCTAAAGGAAGTGTGTTTAATGAACAGATCTTCCACTTCGACGATTTTAGCACGCAAGGGAATGATGCTCACTTGAGCGCCGTCGGTATCCAGTCGGTCTACGGAATGGCTACTTACCAAGACACCAAGAAGAGAATTCCAGGTGTTCAGTTGGTAGAAGCAGTTCGTCAGATCCCCGGATTCTCTTACTGAGAACTTTTAGGTCTCGCACCTATACATCCACCACCAGCCCCTCCCTGATCCACCGGGGAGGGGCTTTTTTTAAAAAACATGAAAATTATAATAATTGGAAAAAGAGATCAAATGGGCACAACGCCGGTAATCCGGGTCAAGGGTATGAGTCGTCTGCAATATATCTTTCAATGGGATAAAGATTGCAGGCACTACGCTTACGAGCCAAAGGATCAACGGGAAGCGGACGACATATTCAGGACGCAGGGTAGATTATACAAGCGCATGTTCTTCTCCGTTCTTATGGATGAGAAAAAAGAACCCGTGAAGCAGGCTGTAGAATCAGACCACCATTTTATAAAAGAAGAGCCAAAGAAAGAGCTAAAAGAAGAGCCAAAGAAAGAGCTAAAAAAAGAGCCAAAGAAAGAGCCAAAGAAAGAGCTAAAAAAGAGTAGGGTAAAAGCCAAACCCGTTTTGCAAGCGGTGGAAGAAGAAGCCACTACTGAGTAACATAGCGGTATGGCTAATGTTACTTTTGATGAGATATGCGACCAGGTAGCTAGTATGCTTGGTGCGGATGCTCTTGATGATCTCCCCAGTATAGATGCTAAGAGAGTCCAGATTTTTGTAAACCAAGCTTACAGGGAGTGTTACGCTCCTTTAGATGGTAAGCGACCTAGATGGGCTACCAAGAAATTCACCTTGGTATTCCCCGAGGATACGCAGTCCATGGATATGGATACAACTATCATAGATGTTGAAAAGTATCCCGAGCTCGTAGGCCACGGACCGTTGTCATCGTTTCAATCTAGAGAGGATGAATTGATCGCTAGATCCCATTACTCGGGGGACTTCAGGACTGTGGGTAACTATAGAGGTAGGTTCCCAAGCATCAATATGGATGAGGCCGAGAAGGACAGACCTCTTTGGTACTTCATAGATCAGACGGATGAAGGCACCGATGTGGATGTAATACCCCGCATGGTTCTATACCCCATACCCGACAAGGAATATACGGTCAAATTCACCGCTAATGTAATGCCCGCAGAGCTTCAGCTTGGTGACTATCCAAGATTACCCGCTGATGTCTGTTGGGATGTTATGCTCCCATTTGCTCAGCATAAGCTTTTGGTCGATCCTCGGTACAACGGAGACAACAAAGTTAACATCGAAAAGGCGGTAATAGAGGCGAGGATGAAGCTAAGTAGGCTACTTACCCCACAGAAGCAAAAGAATTTACGAATAGTAAAACGAGGAGGTTGGTAAAATGTCCCTTAAATCCATGACCGCGAGTCTTCGGACTCTCTTGAGTGGGGGTAAGCTAAAAGACCTCACTATGCGTCCTGTAGGTCGTGCTTCCGTAGAGCTCGATTCAAAGGTTGGATACAGCAAGATTACTCGTAAATTCGTACTAGAGGGCGTACGGGTGAGTAAATATTGTATGGAGTGGGCGGCTTACGATGACACCAAAGTATATGTAGCGGGTGAGATCGTTTTGCATAACGATGATTACTGGGAGTGTATATTACAAGACACTCAAGCAATAGAACCTACATCCTCGAACACTCTTAATTGGAGGACGGGAGCCCCCGTACTTATACCCATCGGTACGGAGGATGAGGAATACCAAGATCATTTCCTAGTTGATCAGAAGGTAATGCCGGGTGCTACTATCGATCAGGCATACATTCAAAGAACATTTGTAGAGTTCCGAAAAGACACATGGTCTAGCGAAACGGTAAGTGAGGGAGGCGATTTGAAAAGGATGAACCGCAAGTACGTCATTCTCAGGTCGAAGAACGATGATATCGGATATTCCGACAGCACTTTTATCCAAGAGCACCCCCAGTATAATCAAAAACTAAATACCGGAGTAAATAACCCTTCCGTGGAGCCTTGGCCTTGGATCCCCAATACAATCAAAAATAGTGAGCCCGTAGCCATACTCAATTACACGCCCTCCAATTACTACGGAAATTCAGGGCAGTATAGTACGCTCGGGCTCGAGCAACCTATGCTTGAGGGCGACACTCTTTATAACAAGCTGACCGATGGAGACACCTACCAACCCAAATGGGTAAGAGGTCCGATCACGGTTGATATGTCGAACCCGGGATTTGACGTATGGAGCGTCACGTGGGTTGCACCAGTCACCCCTCATTGGTTGGCGTACGGAAAATCCACTTCTTCTTATACCAACCCACAACTACCTCAGGTTTTAACATTCTCCCACAGGGGGGTGAAATTAGAGCCTATGGGTGATACTGGGGGTTTTAACCCCGGATCCACATCGGTCTGGACTTATATTTGGTATTATGTCGGGGCTATGCCATCTGCGGATATGATCGGGTTATCGAAATTCCCAGAGTCCCCCTCGGTAAATTTCGATTTTCATTTCTCGCCTGAGGAAGATAGGCAAGGTTTTAAATTCACAAACAGGTTTAAGAACACCCTTTGGAAACCTGTACGATCGACCCAAAACGACGATATTTATTTTCCCGCCACTAACCTGTACCAGGGGAAGGTAACTACTCAGGTTGAAACAGACCCAGATGGATTCGGGCAAATCAGAGTAGGAAACACCCATTGGTCGCAAATCCCAATACAAGTGGCTAGTGGGCAAGGGTTGGTAAACGAAATTTGGTTTGATTTTACACATCCGAATGTAAAAGGGCCAGACCTTACAAGCTCAGCCGACTGGGGTGAGGGGCTAGGGCGCCCTGATGGTAATGGCGGTATAGCTGTGGGGACGAAAGACGGGAGTAACATACCTCTCACCCCTGGGTATCAGGGAATCGCTTTGAAAAAATGTGCGGGCTTGATTAACTACACGTACGACATAGACCCTAACGCAAGCTATTCTTCCGTAATCGGGTACCGGGTAAAACCAATATTTTCTCACGGTGACGAAAGAATCTGGAAAATCGAAGTTACATACGCAAGCTGATGAGTTTTAATTTCGAGGAGTCGGAACAAGAGCAGAAAATCCAGGAGATAGAGAGAACGCTCGAATATGTAGTCTCTCAAATTGAAGACGGGTCGATAAATGAATCAGATGGTGAAACTATTATGGTTTCCGGTATGGATACAGAGGGTCGGCGTCAGGTAATACTTCATTGGGTGAAATGGGGTCAAGTTGAGAGCTACGACTCCTGCGAAGAAATACTGACCATTGAAGACGCAAAAATAGCGGTAAGAGAAGCCGCCGAATTTCGAGATAAGCTGAATACAGAAGACGCGACTGATCCGGACAAAGATGTCGAGGTTTGCCGGCCGGTACACCAGGGGGATATTCTCGTCTTACCATGCAGTCCATGTACGTACATCGCGTACGCTACGTGGGTAGATATGGATAAAGGCCCCAACTATGCTGGGTATCAAAGTAAGGATTATTCGGGAACTGCTGAAACGCAATACGTCGGGGGTCAGGATGAAGCGGATAGAGGCGATGATGCGTATAGACAAGATCTGAATGAGTACGTAGTTCGCAGAGAATTCCTAATCTGGAATGTATCGAGTGTCGTAAGTGAGGTGGACATCCCCATAGGGACGGTTAATTCGACCGAGGGGCCTACAACTTCAACTGCTCTGGCGACCCTTGACGTGACTGAGCTGGCCACCGTCACTGAAGAATTCAATGTCGCAAGTCTCGCTGTTACGCAGACCGTAGGAAATCTTGTTAATTTAGAAGCTCTTACGGATATTGAAGATGAAGATGTCGACCCATGCGAAGATGAGCCTGATGAATACGACGCCAACACTACTTATGCCATAGGGGATATAGTGTATGTGTTGGTTAACGGAGTTAAGGAATATTTTAAGGTTGTACATCTTAATGCAAATTTACCGCTCAACCCACTCACGCACAATCTTGGTATAGGTATAGCCGAGTGGCAAACTAATGTAGTTTACGCAATCGGGGATGTGAGGAAAATAACGCTTGATGCCGTAGAAGCTGCTGCTATGGGGATCGCAACAGGGCCTGGGGAGTATTTTTTCGAATGTACTACAGCCCATACATCGCCCACCAATTTCACGGATGAACCAGCCAAATGGCAACAGCTCACCGAAGAAGAAGCGCACCCATGGAAACCGATCGAAGACTGGTGCCTAGAACAACGTATTGATGACGGCATAGCCCAGACTTTGGACATAAGTGCCTTGGAAGTAGAGGATATAGATTCCGGAACCACTGGGCCTTATGCGGTTGGTGTCTACGAACCGCAGGCCGAAGGTACGCCGGTACAGTTCGATGCACTAACGTCAATCGAGACTTTAAATTTTACAGCCGGCTCTTCAAGCAACTCGGGGAATCTGGACTCTATTCAAGTAACCACGGCAGACACCGGGGTGACTGGAGTTGTTTTCAAGGACGCTCCCTCCTACAATTGCTCCGCCTCAGACGATGAATACCCCTGCTTGGATTCGGGAGCGGCGGTGAATGAGGATGATGAATTTTACGACCCCGCTACTCAAAAACACTACCGGGCGAAAGCTAATGACAGTGGGGGCTTTCCCGTATCCGACAGTACGAAGTGGGAGGAAATTAACCCCACGACCACACCAAGCAATTGTTTAGTCTTGGCTGTCCATGACTACACCGAAAAGCAGGTAACTGTAAATAAAACCACACTGCCTTACGCATATGGATCAACTACAATCTCGGGTACGGCAAAATCCAGGCCAATAACGATAACCCCACAAGAATACAAGCTCGAGCAAAAGAATCTTACCTTTAGTATCGATAGGAAGTATCTGAACACCTCGAATGCAAAGGTCGTTCTTAGTAATCACTTAAAAAATCTGACTTTTAAAAGAAAGCCTTTTACACTCACGCCCTCGCTTGCTCAATTCACCCAGCAAATAGAAAAGTTAAGGCTTACTAGTGAAAAACTTCGGTTTGAGTCGGTAAAAGAAACGGGTGACTTATTAGACTTTACGGTTTCCATATTCAGCGGAAATCAAACGCTTACGTCGACCCCCTGTGGTGCTTTAGCTGTGTCGATCGGTGCTTCCATAGGGTCATCGTTAGGAACCGCGAGAACATTTACAATTAAAGGATTCGAGCCCGACGGTTCGACGGTTTCAATATCAAAAGATCTTTTCTCCCCAGTTGTTTCTCTTTTTGCTGTAGGGGGGCCGTCGATTTATAATATCGGAGGTACGGCACTAACTGTAGGTGCTGAACAAGACACCGTAGTTAACTTATCGATAGCTAATATATCTGTAGGGGTGGTTACCCCTGACCAGCAAATACTGCTGAGTAATATGTTCATGGCGGAATCCGATCCATGCGTCGATCCGGATTCATGGGATACTAATCTACTGTATGATGCGGGTGACTATGTAATGCATGGCGGTAGTTATTGGAAAGCTTTACAAACATCTCAAGCCATAACACCTTCGGCAGCAGTTCCCACCTATTGGGAGGAGTTTACGCAAGAAGAATATTGCGACGAAATTAAGCCGGTCATAGCTAACTCCAAAATCGTAGTAGACCCAGAAGCAACGGTATCTCTTTCGGGTACAGGCCCGAGTACATTCCAATTGACGGGTACCCCTCAACCCGACGGATCTGAAAATTTCAAAAGCCTTGATATTTCGGCTACACCTAGGAACGCGAATGCTTACATACCAATGCTTTATCAATGCCCTGTGGATAATGTCACAGTGGAAGCTTTTTCGGGAGCAAATCCGGTATCTATAGCAGGCTCTACGAGAGTCAGCATAAGTGCATCTGGTAGTTGTGATCTAGTAATCCAGAACCAACTTAAGTTCAAAACGAAGAGCTATGATGTCAAATGCGGAGTACTGGCTCATACTGACGATGTATGCCCTGAAGAAACCGTAGTCACTAATGATATGGTGGTCGATGCGTTCACTACGCAAGGGTACACTGAGCAATCCTTGGATATGGTCTACCAATCCTCCGTAGAAGTCTGCATAGGTTCAAGCTCTGTGAGTTTGAATTTATTACATGTAGACCCCGCGGAAGGCGTTACGGCAACCTGTGCCGGATGGTTTATACCTTGCGAAGTTGACTCCTATGGCGACCCAATCACGCAAGCCCCTAAGGTTCTTAAAAAGGATGACACAGGTGAACTAAGCCTACTTTCCCTTGACTGTTCATGACCTACGTACTCAGGAAGAATTGCTGTGACCCACCATGTCCCAGCAGCGTAGGGCCATGTGATGATTGCGTTGGTGATTGCTGTTGCACAGAAGAATTCAACCCATTCCCTACTAGTTTAACCGTATATACTTATAATACACAGTATTATAGCGCGAGTTCGGAATCATGCCCAAGTTGGCCAAATATAACTAGGCAGATTGATGACGGTGGCCTTGTCACAAATAATTACGGAGGGGATCAACATCAAGAGTACCTTTTTAATACTACAACTACAGGAGCACCTGGGAATTTTAACTGCAAATCTGATGGAACGTTAGGGACTACATCTGAGGACTTTTGCGATGATTTGGATTACAAGGCTCAATATGATACGGGCACTAGTCCAATTTACTATGCCAGTTGTAATGGGTGGTATAACTCTAATTCCACGGCATCTAAAAGCCTAGAAATTACGATACACCCAACTTACAACAGCAACGGGACAATAGCTGACAACTGCACTTGGTACATACTCGGTCTGGGGAGTGCGGGTGCAGATTTTTTCATACCGGTATCACCGGGAGATACTACAGCGGAAGGCTACGTTGGTTATAATTTCGGCATTGGTAACTGGTATTGGATAATAACATTAACCTACTAATTATGACACCTGAAGAATCTAAAAAGAAACACGAAGAGTATCTGAAAAAGAAGAGTAAAGGCTTAGGGGATACTGTAGCTAAAATAACAAAAGCCGTTGGGCTCAAGCCCTGCGGTGCTTGTAAGAAGCGTCAAAAGAAACTCAACCGGTTGTTTCCGTACAAGGAAGACCCTAATGTAGAGTCGTGAGGTTTTTTAGGGTACCAGCCTTCAGCGGGATTGAAGTTCATCGCGATGACGCCGATCGCGGGTCTCTTCGTGTGGTAGAAGGGTGCCTCCCCCACGGGCCGGGGGGAATGCGCTCCAGTCCTGTGTGGACTAAGCTGGGAGAGTTGGCGGAGTATGCGAAAACGGGAGAAGGGAACAAACTATCAGCTGCTAATGACGGGAAAGGTAACTCAATCCTTTTTGCTAGCCGCGACGATGAAGTTCACGACATTGGTTTAATTACTACAGAAGGTACGAATTTTGTCAGTATCGGGTCGGGGTACCCACTCGTTTCATTAGGGGCTTCGTTAGGTAATGCAGGCTCGTTCAGTAATGTCGGCAACGGTGCTTATTCCTATGGGGATGGTGCTAACACTGTTTTCATAGGTCAAGGGGGTGATGAATTACTCCCCAACCTTTCGATTTACAGTATGGAATTTTCTTACTTCCCTGGGTGTACTTCTTTTATAGTAGGTCCGAGAAAGTGCCTTTTTGCCGCAGGGAATCCTAATCAACCTCTTAGGGTTTACATTTCTGAGCCCGCTGGTAAGACAACACCGTTTAGAGACAGCCCATATTCAACTGAAAAACCCGCATCTTCTTCTATTTTTAAGCCTCAAGTAGGTCTTTTAAGCACTGTTGATATAATCGGTTCCAATGCAACAAAGATAACCGGGTTGAGTACTCGGTCTAATCAGGTGGTCGTTCATACGGATAAAGGGTGCCACCTTCTGTACGCACCAAAGGAGGATCAGGCGGCAACGGGATTTAGGGTAGAACAAGCCCCCGCAACCAATTTCTCAGCGGCTGTGAACAATCAAGTTGTAGCGGGGGAGGGTGGCCCCATGGCATTTTGGCTTGGCCACGATTCTCAAATTTATAAAGATTCTAGCGCCAAGAGGGGTGCGGAAGACACTGAAACTTTTGCAGATGCCGACCAGGTATCCTATAAAGCCAAGGGTGGCTGGGAATCAGAGCATCCAATTAATCTAGGGAAAGCATTTGCTACATTTGATCCGCAATCAGGGATGTATTGGGTGTTCATAGAAAATCCTAACTATACAGAGGAGGTAATAGAACCCGTAACTATAGCGGAGGATAATGTCGATTCTGCTGCGGTAGCTGTTGACCCCGGGGTCGAAATTCCAATCGTACCGATTTTAGCCACAGGTTATTTGAAAGAACTTTATGGCGTCGATTTTATAGTTTACCTGGGTGGTAGTACGTGGACCGGTGGAAATAAAAACGGGGTGGTTTCCGTACAACCCTGGCAGAACGGGCTTAGATCACTTCAAATAGTAGGGATACCTGCGGGTACTGCAAGGCATATGGGTCGAAACGACAAAAATGATATGTATTCCTGCTTCGTATTAGGTGAAGGAGTTGGTGAAGTGACTGTGACATGGAATAAAGTAAAAGAACCGGTCGCAATCCCATTTGCGGCCGAGTTTACTTGGGGGGATGACGTGACCACTATTAATTCGACTACGGAGGACGGCACCTTTTCATTTCAGAAAGACGATCCAGAAGAAACTATTTTATATGTCAAATCGCTTAAAATCCCCGCTCCAGCTCCTACGGGTTATGATACGTGGGGCTGGATGCTTTACTGCTCACAACCGGTCTAATGGCAACTAGCGCAGACATAACCTTAAATGTTTCCGATTTTCCTTCGGAGATTCCTTGCGGACGTACCCATTTATCATACCTCGACAAAATTCTAGTTTATAGGCATGGCGTGCTTTTGGTTGCCGGGCGTGATTACCTTTTAGATTTTGAATTTACAAAAGATGGCGTAGTCGCTTCCGATATTGACTGGTGCGACCCGAGTAATTCATTCTCCGCTGAAATTACGGTAAAAGTTAAGCCTGAGTTCGGCCCTTCATCTACATCCTGTCAGTTGGAATAATCAATGAGCACACCAACAGCACAAGTTACGATAACGTTGACCTCGAGCATCATAGAGCGAGTGTCTTACAACGGTAGTACTAGAACGACCAGATATCTGGGTTACGCTTTCGATCAAAGATCCAGCTCACTTTCCGGCCCGTTCACGAATGAAGACATCACAGCAGTAACCACCAAAGACAACTGCGCCGAGATGTTTTGCGTGAATACGGACATGGAAATCAAGAAAACTGACTTGCTTGATTACAACAACCCGAATTTACCACCAAATGCGAGTGATCCATTTGATGATTCGGAGACGGATCACCACGAGACGGTTCAGTATTTCAACGGTGAATCTCAAAAAGGTGTTATATGTTCGGAGACGGGTGAGGGGTTTGCTTATCGTGGACGCTATATGTCCGGCCCGTTTGAGCGATCCGTAGCGGGTGGTGGGGAGGTAAAAAACCCGCTGTATTTTAGAGATGGCTATCTTTCCGTAGCGGAGACAAATTGGTTGCACCTTGGAGACGAGCACTCTGAGAAACAATACTTTCGTACCGACCTGTCTTTCCTCAAAAACTCATACGGCTATCTATGGCTATTCGTGAAAAACGAGAATGGTCAGACCAAAGGGCAATATAAAGGGCGGATCAAGGATCACATGAAGGTGTTCACCAACCTGCGGGGTCGGTGCTTCAGGATCCAGATGATCATAGCGGGACATCCGCAACTCCCATGGGCTTTGCGGGAGATGGCCATCGGCCACCTGTACGGCAAATCTTTCTAGGCCGCCCAACAGGCAAGCATGTCTTTTGAGGGCATTAGCTTGGCGTAGTATTGAGAGGTCACGGCCGGGCTTGTATGCCTGAGATAACTCTGAGCGACGTACAACCCCTCGGTTGTGGCCAAGTATGAACCGTAAAGCTTCCTGAGTTCATGCAGAGGGCTTTGCCTCGTCCATCCAATTGCTCTCATGTCATCTAGCAAGCTCTTCATTGTCTTCTCAGCCTGACGGGCTCGATCGGTTACCAGAAAATCAAAACCGCCCGATTGCTCTAATATTTTAGACCCAAACCCAGGCTTGCCAGCCGTGTACCCGTCCATGCCGTTCTTGGTTCTGAACTTACCCTCGGATTTGATCAATATGACACACCGCTCGTCATCAATATCGAACCAATCTCGTTTGGCGTAGAATATCTCTTTGCGGCGCATACCAAAATGCAAGGCCATTGCCATGATTACGAATTTGTCGTGATCAGTGGACTCATACCCATTCATCAAATCGAATGTTTTCGTGATCAAGGGAGTCTCGGGAAGGGTGTAACTCTTCTTTACTCGATTGAAAAAGATCTCGTTTCTTAAATAACTAAGCCCCTCGAAGCTCCAGCTGTCTGGGTAGTATGCCATGGCGGTATTTGAAAACACGCTCTTGGCATTCTTTAGGAGTGTGTTGTACGACCTTTTTTTCTCAGCCAATGCAACCACGTCCTTTATACCCTGAACGCTTGCCGCTTTAACATCCCGAATCATTTTCTTAGTGAGCTTCTTGAGGTGTAGGGCTCTAGCACCAGCGTCCGACAAACCTGTGACCCTGTACAACGCTCTGCGATAGCATTGAAACGTTCGATGGGTTATACCGACCACACTCTTCTGCGTCTCTAAAAAATCGATTATTTCTCCAAGGGTTGGAGAGCGTAGGACGTCGGTCGCGGGGGCGGGGGCTTCATTACCTTTACTTTTATTCGGGTTGTATTGGGCCTCCGCGTCTTCCAAAGAATTGAAAAACAGGTATGCATCTATCTCGTCAGCTTTACCTAAAGCGACATCTATGTTGTCGCCTAGATTAAAATAAACCGTCTCGCCTTTTCTGATTACGCGAAATGTCCAATGTTTTGCACCCGGGTTTCTTTTAAACACGCGGTTGCCCTTTTTACTTTTTTTACTCTTCACAGTGTACCTTTTTTTGACCTTTATGTTATTAGTTTGTGCCCCCAGATATTGTATACCTTTCTGAGGAACGCTAGAAAACATGCGTCAACCTACAAGATGTTGTGGTTTTTGGGCTAATTTACAGTCCGCATCCTTTAGCCACTTGGATACCCTACCTTGCAGTTGATTGACAATGCTTTACAAAATTGTTATTAAAATGAGATTAGTGGATGACCTTTATTTGAACCTATTGAGCTTATGGAGTGGTTAAAGAATTCAGCGGAACTTGAAAAACCTTTAATATCGACGTGCGGGGATGTAGTGGAGGCGTTGGTGGATGAATTGATACCGCAGATAAAACTTGCGGCTTATGAAAACGATGGCTTCGCAGATGTCGAGTGCAAAATAAATATTACGTTCAAAGATGATACCTTCGAGCTGGTTACGGAAGGTTTTGTCGAGTTCCCGGCTCGCTTGATCAGAGTGAACGCCAAGGAAACAGATGAGTGAGTTGCTTAGCGGGCTTGGGCTCACGAAAGATTTTGTTCAGGACTCGTTCGGGGTAGAATTTGAGACGGAAGGGGTTGAGCTGAAAAAAAATTACCTCTTCGTCGATGATCAGAAAAGGATTCGGAAGAGATTGACCGACTACGAAAAATTTATAATCGCCCGTTTTTTGGATGGGTTGGAACCCGTGGTTATCTCGCAAATCGTAGGGGTGTCTGAGGAGTCGATAAGAAGCCGTTTGCGCAAAGCTAAATTATTCAGCTCAACAGGACCGGGTCGTCCCTCGAAAACCCAAACACGCCCCATTTTTCTCTAAATTTTTCGTACTGGCCTTTTGAGGCTGGTGTTTGAGGGTACAGGCTGACATTGTCAGCAACGATTTTTTTCACGGGGATAAAATACCAAACTAGGGGTGTGCAGTACACGGCTAGAACGTCAACGTTAGTATCTCGGATGTGCATCGTGTCCGAGTTGCAAAGAGCCTTTGTGTGGTATCGATTACCACGCCTTTTGTCACCATGTAAATCTGGAGTTCTGGTTTGAACAACCATCGGTTTACCTGATTTTCGGTGTATGACCAATGTGTCAAAACAGGGCGGGTCGCCCTCTGGTTTACACGGGAATAGACCTCGCCTGTACGATTCATAGATGAAAAGAAGCTCCCCAGCTGTCCCTTTCTGTTTATTAGAACCTATTCCCTTCGCGAAATAATCCATCTATAAACACCCTTTTTTTCATCCCTTTTAATCCAGGGGATTCCCTTGGACGTCATGTGACGAAGCCCCCAACCGAGCTTCCTTGAGTTGACGTCGCGTAGAAGAATATCCACGCCAGTAACCTTAGAGAGGTGCTTCAACAGCTCTGAACAGGTGCCAGCCCATTCATCTCCCGGATCAATTTGAGAATCCCGGAATATCTCCAAAAGTTCGACAATATGAGCATACCTGCCATCGGCTTGAGTAATGCCCTCAATAGCTGGGGCTAGGTAAGCTTTAACACCAAACCGAAACTCCTTGTGCTCCTGCGGGATCTCGTAGGCGTCTATCCAAGCCGCGAAATGAGACAATTCTTTTTGCATCTTATCAAGCCACCCTTCATAGAATCCGGTGTACTTGTTACAACTAAATATCATCAATTTATCCTTCGTACTCATGTCGAGGTCAGGAAGCATCCTCATAGATACGGGGTCGTTGTTCAACGTGATGCCAACCCGCCCGCACCAATACACCCGCCCGCTCTTTCTAAACTTGGCGTTCACAACGAATGTGTCATTCGCTACAAACTCCTTGATCTTGGACGAGAACTGAACGTGCGAGTCACCAGTACTTCCGGCCTCATCATCAACCGTCCAGAACCCGCATTCAAAAAGATGATCATTGAAATCGGTCTTACCGACGAGATACTCGGAGCACTTCATATGACCCCCAAACAGGGCGGGCAACAGTTTGGTGTTCCACATCGTCTTACCGCAATTACTCGGCCCGACTAAGATGTGGCAGTGACCTTTCTTAGGTGTACCCTTTCTCGCGTTTTGGTATGCGTAGGCTAACCACGAGAGTTCCCATGGTAGCTGTTCCTCGCCAAACATTTTCTCAGCCCATTCGGCAATGAACGGGAAATGTTCACCCCATTCACCCGCCCGCTCTTGCGGAGCTAAAGGGGTGATGCGAGCCGTATTGAAATACCGTTTGCCCTCGAAATGGACTACCCGGTTCTTGTCGAACACGAAAGGCACAGCCGATTCGACCCGCTTGCTCGTATGAATTTGGAACAATGCTCGCTGGCCCTCGGAGAGATTCTCCCTGCGACCTCGCTGATTGGAAATGTCGTGCCGACATTGGAGGTCTAAAAAAGCCTCCTCTTTCCCGGCTACTATAAATCCACCTATCTCATCCTCGATCAGGTAGTTCTTTCCGTCGTACCAATATTTTTCAATGCACTGACCTATCCGACCTACCTCAAATTGGGATACGAATTTGTTACCGAGAATCTCACCCCAGGTGTAGAATGGTTTATCGGCGGAGAAGCATTGCATACCCTCCGAGCGGACGATCGCAGCAGTAGGATTCCAGGTGTCATTGGCACCCGGCCCCCAGAACCATATACCTCGAGCGCCTTCAACAAAGGGGCCAGTCCACAGGTTGGGGAATTGTTTCTTTACCTCATCCTCGATCAGATCAAGTGGTATTATAGTACCCTTCCCTTCAAAGTCTTCAGCCCTACTGGTTTCGTATTGCCAGTAGTGTAGAGTGGACGCAGGGATCTTGGCATCGGAAACCTTTTTCCAACCCAATCCGAGATTGTAGTAGGTGTGAGGATTATGAAACGCAGGTTTGTCGAACCCACGGCACAGCTTGTCGAGCTCCAGCTCAGCGGAGATTCGCGTGAGCAATCTCTTGGTGGCCTTGCTCCCGTGAAGCATGATCGGTTTTTCGAACTCCCATGTTGC